AACCGAAAAGGGTAAACTATCGGACACACAGAAAATCGTTCACGCACAGCTTATCAATGCAGGTTATGCAGTCAAGGTGTGCAGGTCATTTGAAGAATTTACAATAACAATTAAATCTTATTTAGAGCAATGAAAACAAATCTTAGAGGTATTGCAGCGCAACAAAAGTATCTGCAGTTTATGAATGAGCTTTATGCTCAAAAGAATTTTAATCGTAGAATGATGGAAGGTAAGTATAAAATTAGTCATTCCATATGTACGGAACTTGCAAAGCGTGGGTATATCGTAATTGACAAAAAAGACCAATGGAGATGGATAGGACAAGAACCCTCTGTGTCTTTGGCTATTGATATTTTAAAAGGTATTCGAGTACAGAATAAGTATCGGACACAAAGTAAAAAAACAACCACGACTCAACTAAGTATCAAACCCATTAAACGAGTTGAACGCACAGAGCCAGTACCACAACCTGATGTTGATCTATTGAATTACGACCGCAGCAATAGCAAGATGATTATCATTCTTACAGTTGGTGTGATACTAGGTTTCTTGATTGCAACAATTATTTGGAAGTGATATGAAATACGATATTCAATACATTGGTGAATGTGATCATTTAGAAAATTTTACAAATAAGGTATACCATGCGCGTTGTAAAAAAAGGTATTTCAAAGTATTTAATCCTGAAATAGGCGATACGTATCAAATAGCTTTTTGCAATGATTCCTTAAAACTGCATATGCAACAAGAGTTTTCGCATAAACTAGTTTATTTTTCAAGCCAATGCAAATATGAAATTGAATCTCTAATTGTTCGCGCTTTGAATTTGCATCGTTATCACTTTATGCTTAGCCGGGATTATCCTGTTATCAATAATACTTGGATTACAATATGTGAAAGACCCAATGCGCGAATACAGGTTCCTTTTAAAACTTGCATTGAATGGTATTTGAAGAATAGAAGTTTCCAACTTTGGGACGCTATGCAATGGCCACTAAATGATTTTATTCGTGAGAAACAACGCTATAAAAAATATGCATCGTTATGCGAAAAATTACAGCACATGATAAGACAAGTGCCGCGAAAAGAATACGATGAACGTGAGCCAGCAATCAATGACATATTATTACTAATCTTAAAAATTATTTACAATGAAACCAATAAACAACAAGTCCCTTCTACACTTCCTGTTCGACCAAATGGAAAAACTAGACAAGCAAGAAGTAACAGTAGACGTAGCAAAAGCACAAGCACACTTAGCGAAGCAAGCCAACAATGCGCTGAAGTATGAGATAGATCGCACGCGGCTATTGATTGACCTTGACAAGCACCGGGCAGAGACTGGTAACGCTGTTGACTTCAGGAATGCTGAAGGAAAAAACTTTGACTAATTTGGAAGTAGATATAGTTTGACTATATTTGCAATGCAACTCAGTATGAAAAACATTTTAAATCCCACCATTACCGCATTGCCATAAGCACAACCGTGCGCTGGGTTGCCTTTGTGTGTAGTGGTGGGTATTTAGTTTTATGAAAGACCCGGCTTTTCTTTTTTATTCATCCGATTTTCTATCGGGTGTGCAGGACTTGACCATGGAAGAACGTGGGCAATACATTACCCTGCTATGCTTGCAGCATCAAAAGGGTCACCTTACCGAAAAGATGATACGGCTATGCTGCGGCAATGCCGCGGCAGATGTCATGGCAAAGTTTCGGCAGGATGATGATGGACTTTTTTTTAATGAACGTCTTGAGATTGAAGTAGGTAAGCGTAAAGCACATACTGAAAAGCAACGTACACGTGCTATTGATGGATGGAAAAAAAGAAAAAATCAAAACTTTGATACGGATGCCACGGCATCTACCACGGCATATGCCACGGCAATGCCTTTAGAAAATAGAAATGAAAATGAAAATATAAATGAAGTTATAGTTGAAGATGCAAATGAAAAAAAGACTACGCGCAAAAAGTTTGTGAAGCCACATGAGGATGATGTATATAACCTGATGGGAGAACTGAATGCAGCAGGTAGGAATTTTATGAACGAGGTTCAGTTAGTTAATTTCGCCCGCACCTTTATGGATCACTATGAAGCCAATGGATGGATAGTAGGTAAGACACCAATGAAGGATTGGCAAAGCACAGTTAAGAACTGGATGCGCCGGGAATGGGATAAAGTAAAAAATCAAAAAACAAATACATATGGAAAACCAAAGTTTGACAACGTTGCACACTATCAAAACGTGGCAGCCCAAGTCGCAGCTGACATTCGGAGAGAGCGTGAAGGCTAATAAGATTGCATCACTGCGAAAGATTGACCGTAATGAAACAAAGATGAAAATTGCAATGCTCATTAGCCGGTGCTGTGCTATGCTCAACATCGACAAAAATATGAACGCTGACCAAATTAATTTTTCTGCTGAACACTTCGTGCAGCATCATTGGAAGTATAGCCTTGAAGATATCCAGTTGTGTTTAGATCGTGGCACGGCAGGTATTTATGGCACCATATACAACCGCTTAGATTTGTCAATTTTAAATGAATGGATAAGCAAATTTGAGCAGGAGCGTGATACTCACATCACAGCCATGCGCACCGAAGAACAAAAGCAAAACAACATCTACGAAATGTTCCAACACCCGCAGGTTGTGGATGCTATCCAACAAGCAGCGGATAAGTTGAAGATAGAAGAAGCCCCGGCACAGGAAGCAAAGCGTGCCAAGCCGTCACGGTTTGAACAAATGCTCATGGATGAATACGATGAACTGCCTTCATGGGACAATGACATACGCTTTCGCGTGTACAACAACAAGCCTTACCAGTTCACAGAGTTCAGGAAGGAACGTTACCGCGAATTGATTGAACAACAAAATGAATACTAATGCAGTATCTAAACACAAAAGGCGTACTACAAGATGTATATTTCAAGTGTACCGATTGCGGATGCAGAAGATTTGAAAGACCGCACTATGTGAGTGACCGGTTAACATTTTTAGAAGGTTACTTTCAATGCTGTGAATGTTATGCAGAATTCTGCTATTACGATGAAGCGTTTACATTAGTGCAATCACAACTAAAATTATTTGACGCATGAAGACACACGATGTAAACAAAGAAAACGAACTATTGCGAAAGCTTGTTATCTTAGCAATCAGAAGAAGTATGCGCCCATCAATGCAAGATAACCAAGCGATGTGGCTACTGCTTAACGAATTGCATCTAATGACAGGTAATGACGACTATAAGTTATGACAATAGGTGAATTGTGGGATAAGCTCGCACAGTATTCCGATGATACAGAAGTGTACATCGGTTACATCGAAGGCCACAGCATCCAGCAATTAGATTTTAATATAGTTGAAACAACAGAACTGGGTGGTAAGATTACCATATCACTCATGTACGAAGACATAAACGTAATTAATAATTAAACACAATGAGTAACTATCAAATGCAAGAGGGTCAGTTCACCCTATTCAAGAACACGAAAGGTGCTAACAACGCACCACAGTACACAGGTGAAATCATGGTTAACGGAAAGAAGATGCGCCTTGCTGCATGGGTTAAAGAAGGCAAGAGCGGCAAGTTCTTTTCAGGCAAGATGTCTGAGCCATTAGAACAACGTCTACAAGAAGACGATTCACAAGGCACAGGTGATTTGCCGTTCTAAAATGGATTAGTCAGGTGGCGGAATGGTATCGCAAGGTTCTTCAAATGGTAAGTGTACATAACCTACCTTTATGCAGGTTCGAATCCTGTTCTGACTACAAAAGATTATGATAGAATACTTGCCGAAACAAAACGAAGCACTGCGCGTACTGGGTAACTCACACCCGGCACGTGTCGTGCTATTCGGTGGCGCAGCGGGCGGCTCGAAATCTTTTATCGGTTGTGCATGGCAGATAAGCCGAAGGTTTAAGTATCCGGGCACGCGTGGGTTAATCGGTCGCAGCAAGTTGGACACGCTAAAGAAGACCACGCTAAAGACATTCTTTGAGGTTGCAGGTATGTTAGGACTTGCACCGAATGAGCATTACACCATTAACAATCAAACACACGTAATCACTTTTGCAAATGGTAGTGAGATAATCTTAAAAGATTTATTTGCTTATCCTAGTGACCCCGAATTTCATTCATTAGGTGGTTTGGAATTAACTGATGCGTATGTAGATGAAGCCGCGCAGGTGTCAAAGAGGGCTATTGATATTCTACAAAGCCGCATTCGTTTTAAGCTACGTGAATAT